TGACGGTCGTGATGGCCAGGCCGGTGCCGAACTGGATACCGGCCGGGGCGAACACGTTCGCCAGCGCCCCCCCCGGCAGCACCACCGTGAAGTACACGCCCGCGCCCGCCGTGGGGGTGGTGGCCGCGTTGTGGAACACCACCTTACGCGCGGCCGCGTTGCTGTTGTAGATGGCCCAGCCGTACAGCACGGCCGGCGCGGCCTTGACCACCTGGGCGTTGACGGTGGCGAGGGACTCGAGGTGGTAGACGCTGAACCCGTTATCGGAGACTGGCATCAGCCCCCTCGGGCCTTGTTGCTGGTCTGCTCGGGCGTGACGGCCTTGGTCGCCGCGCCCTGGCGGGCCTTCGTTTCCTCGGTCTCTGGCCCCGCCTCCTCCGTCTCGGCCGGGGGCGGCGCGGGCGCGTTCGGGTCGGCCGGGGGCGGCAGCTGGCCCGCATAGGGCGCCGCCTCCTCCTCGGTCAGGGTGCCGCCCTCCCCGACCAGCAGCGCGGCCGCCTCCGGGGAATCCTCCGGCACGATCTTCGTCCCGTCCGCGTTGCGGTACAGCCGCTCGGGACTCACGTAGTTCGGCATGGTGCCCTCCTGACCTATGTCTGCGTGCCCACCTTCGTCCACGTCGGCGCGTAGGTGGTCCCGGTGTTGATGTACAGAATCCCATTCGTGATGTCGGTCAGCTGGGCGCCGATGGCCGCGCCTCGGCCGGTGGCGTCCACGCCCGGGGTGGTCTCCGCCACCGCCAGGGTGGGGGCCGTGCCGGTCAGGGCGCTGGTGGCAGTCAGGGTCGAGACGGCCATGCGCGCCAGGGTGCCGCCGTAGGTGAGGGTGACGGTGCCGATACCGGCGGTCAGGGTGCCGGCGGTGGCCACGATGTCCCCGGCCGTGCCGATCGCGTCGAGCGCGGCGTTGATGGCGGCCAGGAGCGTGGCGTTCACGGCCGACCAGGTGATGGCCGCCGTGTTACGGCCCTCGCGGGTGAAAGTGAAGGTCCCGGCGGTCGGGGTCCCGCCAATGGTGAGGGTCTGCACCTCGTTGGTGCCGGCCGAGGGCGCCCCCGCGGACTGATAGCCGCTGAGGCCGCCCGGCATGATGACGCCGCCGCTGATGACTGGCATGGACCTCCTCCTGAGCTTCCGCTAATCGGCTAGATCCCGGTAATGGTGCAGAAGGCCGCCGCCCGGTAGATTTCCAGGCTCAGCCGTTCCTCAGCTCGGACCAGCACCTTGTTGTAGGCAAAGAAGGTGTCGTGCTCGGTCGAGACGTCGATCTGGATGCCCTGCCGTCGACTGATGTGCGAATACAGCGCGAAGTCGCCCAGGATGGCGGTGCCCTCAGTGGCAGCCGGAGTGACGACCACCGGCATCCCCCACATGCGCTCGATCCCCTCGTCGGTGGGGCTGCCGAAGATGTAGATGCCGTCGGCGGTCCGCAGCAATCGAATGTCCTGCCAGTCGTTGGGGTGGATCGCCATGCCGTTGGGGTCGGCGTAGCCGGTGTAACGCACCTTGGTCATGCCCTTGAACACCGCATCGGGGGTGGGGTCCGCCCCCTTCGCCTGGGTCTGAATGCTTGGCTTGTTGTAAAAGCCGGTCAGGTGGGGCGAGGTGCCGGAGCCGGTCAGGAGCTCGACCTCCTCCGCCAGCTGCACCATGACAGTCAGGCGATTGTCGATCAAGCTCTGCATGGCCGGCACGTCGTCGAGCTGCTGGTTGGTGACCGGCAGCGTGGTGGCGATCACCTCCACCGGCACCAGGCGCTCGGTGAAGGCCAGCGCGGATTCCGGCTTGGCCGCGTTCTCCGCGACGGCGGCCGCGTTGTTGGTGAAGGTGGTCTCCTCCATATACCGAATGGCGGAGAGCGTCGTCGGGTCTTGCGGGATCAGGTCGGCCACCATGGGGCGACGCTGGGCCGACAGCACCACGCGCGGGATGCGGGTCGCCTCCGGTGCGAAGCCGGCGGTCAGGGTCATCACGGTTTTCATGTCGACGTCGGGGAGCGAGACCCCGAAGTGCGCCATGGCGGTGCCCTTCTCCTGCAGGTAGGCCGGATGCTCGGTGAAGAGCGTGCCGAGCGACTTGGCCGCCCGCTCGTGGAGGTCGCCGCCGGGCGCCCCACTGCCCGCCTCCGGCCGGGGGTGGACGAAGTGCTGGCCGGGCTCGTGGAGCCACCGCTGGCGCTCGGCGTTCTTCTCCCGCAGGTCCTCCGCCTCCCGCAGCGTGTCCAGCTGCTTCCCGAGGTCGGCGAGCTCGTCGTTCCGCCGTTTGATCTCGGCGGCCTTGGTGGCGGTATCGCCGTCGACGTAGCTCACCTTCGTCAGGTCAAGCTCCGGACCGGCCTCCTGGAAGATGCGCTCCAGCTGGTCCGATTTGGTGATGATCTCCCCGCGCAGCTCGACGAGTGTAGGCATCGGGTAGTTCCTCCTTACCGTGCGCCAAGTCGGGCGCGGATGTGGTCGTACTGCAGACGCAGCAGTTGCCCCGCCCGCTCGGGCGGTTCCGCCGGGGGCTCCGCGAGGAGCGTGGCGGTGAGGTAGGGGTGCAGCTCCTTCAGGAGCGTGACGTGCTCGGCGGAGAGATCGTGCCCGGCCTTCAGCGCGGCCAGGACCTCGCGCAGGGTCGCCGGCTCCAGGTCGTCGGCGGACTTGATCGAGAGCAGCTCGGTGGCGTCATTCGCCCCCACCAGGACGGGCGACCACTCGTACCACTCCCCGCGCACGAGGTCCCGCACCCCGGTTTTCTTGTCGTGGGCGTCCTCGAGCACGCGGTAGCCGATGCTGAACTCGTCGATCGCCCCGAACTTGAGGTTCGAGTACGCCTCACGGCCGGGCTGGGTGTCCAGGTTGAACTGGCCCTTCACCCACAAGCCGCCCAGGTGCGTGAGCGAAGGCGGCAGGCGCGGATCGCCGGGCAGGAGCTCCTGGGCGTCGAGCGTCTTGGCGATCGGCGTGAGCCAGTCGTGGCCCCACACGCCTTTGGCTTTGGGGCGGCCGTCCGGGGTGCGGCGGCGGGCCAGGGAGTCCGCGAAGAAACCGGGGAGGACCCGCTCCCCCTGCGCGTCGACGTTCCCGAAGACGCTCGCAATGAGCTCGGCGGTGCCGGTGGCGTCGTCGAGGACCTTGAACTCCGCCGCGTCGAAGGTCTTGCGCTCCCGCTCGGCCATAAAAAAGTGCCCCCGATGCTGCGACTAACGGCCACAAAGCAGCGTGGGCACGAATTTCAGGTTTAACGGTTTATGGGCAGGATAGTAGCACGTTTACGGCGAGGAGCCGCTCTGGTTGCGGGTTTTGCAGCGCGGACAGGTCAGGGCCCAGGGGCGCGTCGCCTGCTCGAGCAGCAGTTTGCCGCAGGCCGAGCAGCGGATCAGGGTGTCGGTGACCAGCACGGCCTTGGTGGCCGGCGGCCCCTTGACCGCCTTCACCCCGTCCCCAGGAGACGATCCAGGACGGCCACCGCGCGGGGCTGGGTGATGAGCCAGAGGCCGACGACGCCGCCGAGCACACACCCGAAGACACCGGACAGCGCAATCACCAACAGATCCCCTGCCGTCACGCCGGCACCTCCACCTCGCCCAGCAGCGCGCGGATGTGGCCGTTCAACGCGGAGCCCTCCGGGCGCCCCACCGGACGCGCCACCTGCTGGGTGGCCTGCTGCTGGTCCTCCGGATCGGTCCCCACCGGGATCACCTGCAACGACCGCGACAGGACATACACCTCGTCCTCCGGGAGGATCGGATAGCCGAGCTCGCGCTTGGCCTGGCTGCGGCTGATGAGCCCGGCCCTCCACTGCCCGATGATGCGCTCCGATTTGGCGTTCTCGTCCTCCTGGAGCACCCGCACCTGGCTGAGGTCGAACCACACCCGCCACTGCGTCAGCTCCATGAAGTCGCCGAGCAGCTGGTTGGTCAATTCGGTGGCGATCTCGCGGTACAGCGGGATGATGGTGGACTCGAACGCCTCCTCCCGGTATTCCTTCAGGGTGGCGCCCACATGGGTCGACGTGAGGCCGACCCCGAGGCCGACCACGGCCGCGTTCACGCCCAGCACCGCCGTGATGCGCTCCTCCGGGATGCCCCGCAGGCTCCGCATGTCGAGCTCCTGGGGCGAGAATCCGAACTGGTCGACCTGGATCTGGCCCTCGAGCACCAGGGGCTCGCCCCGGTGGCTGCCGGTCGTTTTCTCCATGAAATCCCGCTTGATCTGCTGGCCCACCGGGGCCGGAATCGAGCCCTGTTTGGGAGAGAGAATGATGCCCGGCACCCCGAGATTTTCGAGGAGCGTGGCGGTCATGGAGGCCGCCGCCTCGTCGGTCATCACCTCGCGCAGCAGGCACTGGACCGGCGCATTCCCGAGGCGCGGATCGAGCGGGTCCATGCCGTCGGGTAAGCGGATCACGTCCTCGTAGCGGAGCTCGAGGACGTCCCCGCCGTTCGGGGTGTAGCGGTAGTACGTGATGAAGTCGTCCCCCTCGCTCATCGGCGTGATGGTGGCGGCCGGAGCCCACCAGAGCTCGACCACGTTCCCGCTCGTCGAGCGAACCTTCACCACGTAGGAGATGCCGTTCAGGATGCGGTCGGCGATGAGGCCCTTGAAGAGCGTGATGCCCGAGTAGTAGCCGTTGGGGCGCGTCAGCAGCCAGAGCGCCGAGCCCGGCCACATCTCCGCGTGGGTGATCCAGCCCTGCTGGGTGCGGTCCCACTGCTGGAGGACCACCGGCGCGTCCGTAAAGTTGCGCTGAATCCACCGCACGCAGGCCACCACGATGCCGGACTGGTCCGCCCGCACCCCTCGGAGCTGCGCCACCCCCGGCCAGTAGGACCAGCTGCTCGAGACCCTGTGGCGCATCTTCGTCAGCGCGGTGCGCGTGGTCCGCTGGATGTACTGCAGGATGTTCGTGAAGATGCTCATGCGCTCCCCCAGGCCCACGGTGCGGCCTCCGCCGGCTTGGCCACCAGCACCCGCACCACCGCGTCGAGCAGGGCGGACACGCCGTCAATGCGGCGGCGATGCTTGTAGGCGTCGACCTTGACCGGCTTCCGCGCGCCGTCGCGGGTCTCCTCGACGGCGGTGTTGCTGACCATCCAGCGCAGGATCGGGTTGCCCCGGTGGCGGAACTGGCCGGCGGCGAGGGCGCGCTCGACCTCCGTCACGGCCGGCGACAGCGAGCTAAAGGTCTGCGGGATCAGCACGCATTCCGGCCCCAGGTCCGCGAGCAGCCCGAGCAGCGTGGTGCTGTTCCAGGTGTCGAGGTCGATCTCGGTGGCGTCGGCCGCGAAGGTCTTGAGCTCGTCGGCGATGGCCTGGTCGTCGCGGTAGTCGCCCGGCGTCGTCAGGAGCCAGCCGTCCTCGATCCAGGCGCGGTAGGGCACCCCGTCGCGCTCCTCGGCCTCCTTCACCAGGTCCTCGGGAATCCAGAAACGGGCGTCGACGTCGAGCCCGCCGTCCGCGCCGCGTGTCACCTTCACGGCCGCCGAGAGGTCCTGGCGGCCCCCTAAGTCGACGCCGACATACCGCTCGCCGGTGCGGCGGAGCTCGGGGGATGCCGCCGCGTCCCATTTGGCGAGGTCGAGCCAGGCGGTCTCGGACTGGGTGTCGGTGTCGAGCCGCAGGCGGATGAAGGCGTTCCGTCGGCCAGGGGTGGCGATCGCCTTGTCGCGCTCGGCGATCAGCTCCTCGAGCTGGACGGTGGCGCCTAAGCTCGGGTTGCCCTTGATGTAGACGGTCGGGTCTCTCCAATCGTCCTCGGGGTCCAGGCAGGCAATGTAGGCGAACAGTCGGCCGTCGATCGGGCCGCTGGTGAGCGCCTTGCGGGCCCGCTCGTCGGTCTCGTTGTAGATCGAGGCGCCGGCCACGCCGGCGGTGGTGATAAACAGGATAAGCGGCTGCTCGCGGGCGCCCATCGCCGTTTCCATGGCGTCCACCATGCTCCTATCGCGGTGGACGTGGAGCTCGTCGAGCAGCACGCAGCTCGGGTTCAGGCCGTGCTCGGACTGGCTATCGCGCCCCAGCGCCGCAAACTGGCTCATGGTCTCGTACACGATCAGCTTCGAGACGGTCCGCAGGTGGGCCACGCGGTTCGCCAGGAGCGGGTTGCGCTCGACCATCTGCTGGGCGACCGTCCACACCTGCTTCGCGTTTGGTGGCCACCGAGTACACCTGCGCGCCGCTCTCGCCGTCGAAGTCGAGCATCCAGAGCCCCACGCCACCGGCGATTGAACTTTTCCCACACTTCCTGGCCACGCGGGCGTAGGCCTCGCGGTAGAGCCGCACCCAGCGGCGGAGCTGCGGGTCGTAGAGCTGCCAGCCGAACACGCTGCCGACGACGAACGCCTCCCAGTCCAGGAGCTCGAGCGGCTGCCCGGCCCAGCGGCCCTGGTACTGCTGCAGGTGGCCGAAGAAAGTGAACACGGCCTCGGCCTCGGCCCGATTCCAGCGCAGGTCGGTCCGCGTCTTACTAGCCACCAGATCGAGCAGGTCCAGATGCCGCTGGCAGGCCAGTCGCACGTACTGCCCGGCCACGATGGCGCCGGAGGTGACGTCGAGCGCGTACTGGGTGGCGCGGTCGGGCTTGCGGCCCCGACGGACGGGCGTTTTGGGGGACGGAGTGGGAGCCTCGGGCGGGCGATCGAGCGTAATCACGCGGTCCCCCGCTTCCGCTGGCGCAGGCGGGCCAGGGCGTCGGCGTCGTCCTCGGCGGGCTCGGTCAGGTTGGGCCGCACGCCGGGGAACTGCGGGCGCGCTCGGCTCGAGGGGTCGAGGCCGAAGGAAGCAGCCAGAGCGCGCATTTGGCCGATCTCCGCTGCCGACATGAACTTACCGTCGGCCAACAGGTCGAGAAACTTCGCGTGAAGCGCGCAGTAGACGGTGAGCTGGAGGTCATCCACCACCGTGATAAGTCCCGAATTGGCGAGCGACTGATGGATCAGATTCCAGGTCCGTTTGGCGCGTCGACTCAATTCCTTGGGTGGCCGGGGGGTCTCCGGGGTCGTTGGCGGCAACGCCGGTTGGATCTCGTCCACGCGAATGGGACGATTCCCCGCCGTCCGCCCGTTCGGCTTGGCCTCCAGGCGCTTGATGGCGGTGGGCTTCGCGCGGCCGGTCAACGGCGAGCCCCCCGCGACGACGGGAAGGAAACGCTGTGCGTTTTGCTGTCAGTGGTGGTGCGGTTGGGTTCCCCCCGAAACAAATGGCCTGCCGTAACTGGTTCTGACCGCTGCTGTCGAGCGTGGCGCCCCTGCTGGGCGGTGAGCTTGGCATGGCAGGCGTGGCAGGTGCCGCGCAGATTCTCTCGGTCCTCGCCACCGAGCAGGTAGCGCGGCCGGATGTGGTCGACCTCCACCGAGGGAGCCACCCCACACAGACGGCAGGTGGGCTCCTCACGCAGCACGCGCAGGCGCAGCTGGGTCCACCCAGGTGGGTGCGGGCGGTCCACCGGCCGGGCCCACCGACGGCGCGTGTGGGCCGGGCACCAGCTCACGTTCGGTCCGACGAGGACGCCACAGCCAGCATGAGCGCAGGGGTGCGAGGGTGCGTGCACGGGTCGGTGTCTCCCTCCTCAGCTGGTCGGGTCGGGCGGCGGGTCGGGCTCGGCGCGTCGTCGAGGACGGGCGGGCTCGGCGGGCGACTCGGTAGAGGGAGCGTTCGATTCGGCGGTATCGGCCGCGGGAGCTTTCGCCCGCGAACGGGAGGC